ATTTCAAGCAAGTTTACAAACTCTTCAATAGCTTGAGGTATATCAATACCTGAGAGATCTTCCTTATCTTCAGTATCGTCTAAAAGTCTGTTAAAATTTATATCATAATCTACCGTCAACACTTCGGGTTTTAGTAACGTTAATTTTTTAATCAATATATCCATATCTGCTTGCGATATGTTCATATCAACTTTTAATTTTGTAATATTACCAGCAAAATTGTTTATTACCTCTTGTGTAATATTACCTTCTCTTACTAACTCACTAAGCGCTATTTTTCTATAGGATGGTGAAATAGTATTAGGAGTAAATTCATATTCTAAAGTATCTAAATCTAACACATAATAACCTTTATCATTACCAGCATCGCCAAAATCCATTTGAAAAGGGTTACCAACATACAGTATTGTTCCTTTACCAAACTTCTTTTCATGTCTAGTATGAAAGTGACCAGATATAACTAATGAACTCTTCTTTAATAAATCTTTAACCTTTAATCCTTCTTCACAAACTTTGTAAGAGTTCATCTTGAAAGTTTCTATCTCAAAATGACCGAAGATAACATCACTTTCTGGTATGTCTTTTACTTTTGTGTTCCAAGGACAAAGGGTAATAGTACGATCGAAAGCTTCAATCGTATCGAAAGTATCTAAAATTGTAACATTCTGTCTTTTCTTAAAAATAGACAACGAGTTAACATCAGTTCTATGCTTATAGTAGATATCATGGTTACCGGTAATCGCAATAATATTAAAGTCACATAATATATCTAGTATATCTGCAGATACTTGCAGCGTATTAACTGATATCTCACTTCTGTTATGGTGCCAATCACCGCAGAAGATTATATCTTTGATATTTTTTCGCTTACACTCGTCTTTAAACCAATGAGCCCATTCTACAGCATAATTATGCCAGTCTGAACTGTTTGTATGAACGCCGAGGTGAAGATCTGAAAAAATAGCAACTCTAGGCTTATTAATCTTCAAAAGAATTTTCCTCGTCGGGTGGTTTTACATACACGTGTCCGTGAGTATTGTCCGGATTAGACATATAATCTTCGTAAACACGTTCTCTATATTTTGTAACAGCTTCATGATGTTTCTTTTCCTTTTTTATTCTATTAATAAATGCATGATATGCAATAGTAGTAAAATATGAGAAAGGATTAGTAGCTTTTTCAAAGTTAAACTTTTTATGTTTTAATGCTGAATACATTTTAATAAGTGCATCACCAATCATATCGTCTTTATACGTATAATTGATGAAGGATGCGTTGTAGCTTAAACCGTATGCTATTTTTTTAATGTTTTCCGCCAAATCATCTGTAAGAATATCTGTATCGTAGTACTTTTGTAGTGATTCTTTAAAGACCTTTGGCTCTATATAATATGGTTTCTTTTCTTTTTTCTTTTTTTCGGCCATTTGTTAAATTATAGTATAAAAATTTTATTTTTCAACAATATTAGTTTCACTATACTTTATCTTCTCTATGTCGTAAATTTCTTTACGCTTTTCGCAGTGTCTAATACCATATCTAAGTCTATCGCAAAGATCAAATATAATAAGCTTAGATTTTAGGTTGTGCTTTCTCAAACCACGGCCAATTGATTGAACTGTACGTACAAACGACTTACCACCAGAGGCAAAAATAATATTATGTATATTCTTGATATTAACCCCGGTAGAAAAAATAGAACTCATTGCTACACATACAACGTTATTATCTTTCTCCATTATCCTCTTTATATCCTCACGTGTTTCTACTTCAACTTCACCTCTAATAAAGTAAATTTGCTTATCTTTACATTGAGTAAGGTATTCGGATAGATTTACCCCGTGAGAAATATGATTAACAAGTATAAGAGTGTTATTCTCGAGTTTAGAACATAGTTTAGTAATAAAATCATTTCTAAAATGACTCTCATATATGTAATCTAACTCTTCTCTGTAGTAATTATCACTATTATATGGCGGCGGTATACGATAATCTAAATTTAAGATCTTAACGTTAACATTAGCGAGGTAATCTTCTATTCTAAGTTCATAACTTGTCTTTTCGTATATAACAGGCCCTAATTTACCTATAATTGACCACTTATCTAAGTTGTTCTCCGGGAGAGTACCAGTAAAGCCATACTTATTAGGTGTTCTTATTCTAGATACTATCTTACTAATCTTATTAGACGACTTTATCTTATGACACTCATCAACTATAAGTAAATCAATGTGTTTTAACCAGTCATTTTGTTCAAACCTACTCTGAACAATACCTATATTACAAATAATAACGTTTGCAGTTAAGTCTGGCTTAATTTTACCTGTCCATTTAGTTATTTTAAAGGTAGTACCGCAGTTTAAGAACTCATCATACGTTTGAGTAACTAGTCCTAAGTCAGGAACTAATACAACACACTTAAATGTATCTTTATCTTTACTATCTCTAAAGTAATTTTCAATTAACGCTGCTGTTGTAAAGGTTTTACCAGCGCCAGTACCCAGAACACAAGTACCAGTACCAAGTTTAAGGGCTTTTTTAATAACATCTTCTTGATATTCCCGTAAATCAAATGCAAAGTCTTTATAAAGCTCTATATCTTTACCAACCTTTAACACTTTTTGTAGTTTATCGGTAGTTTCTGTATCTTCTTTAGTTAAAAACTTCTTAATCTCCCAATATAGACCAACTTCACATGCACCAGCAGGGGTTATAGCATACTTTCTCTGCGGTGCATATCGACCATACCTTCTACCAAAGCGCGCGGCATCATTTATAATACTAAAATGATGTCTTACACGATTAAACAGATCTAGATCCTCTGTCTTTAGTAACAGTTTCCGCGTTGAGGGGTTATAATCGAAAGTTAGCATTAATATTGCTCCATTTTATTCATATCGATAACATTTTTGATCTCCCAATGCATATTACTAAGGATTTTTTCAACCTTTTCAAGATATTCTATAATAGTATCTTGTTCTTTTATGTTATCGTTAAGTTTTGCGACAGATTCATACCTTTCAGCAGCTGATTCTGCAGAAGCTTGATTAATACGTACAGGAGAATCAGCAATTACCTTCTTAACTAAGTCCTTTTTAAGCTTACTCTTTTGAGCAATCAGTTTATTGCGTTGAATCTTTGCTTCTACAAGTCTACCAACCCAAAAATGCTTACGAGCTGGAAGTCTTTGCTGTTGTTGTTTAAGGTTGAGATCGTTTAGTACAAGATCTTCACCAATTTCTTGCATATACTTTTTTAGCAATTCCACTCTATTATTATAAATATAATTATAATGGAATCAAGTGGCAAATTTGAACGTATCTTTTTAAAAATGCTAGAAGAAGAAATGACAGCAGGAGCTGGAGGCGCACTTGGTAGCGGTTCCTCATACAATCCCCCGGGACAGATTAATTCTGCTGATACTTACGCCACCGGTGATTATCGAACGGCTGCAGCCTTTGCAGCACTCGATTCGCGTAGAGGTGCAGTAGGTAAAAAGAAGAAAAGGAAGAAGAAAGAAGAAAACGAAGAAAGTTTTCCGGAGGAAGATGCAGAAAAAAAGAAAAAGGCTGATAGATGCAAGCGTAGAGCTGATTCCGTTTATGGTAAGAAGACTTCTGCTTACAAATCTGGGGCAATTGTAAGGTGTAGACAAGGGAAAATCTGGAAAAAGAAATGAGCATGTCGCAAAAAGAGGTTCTTGAAGCTAGTGACTCTTTGCGACAGTGGTTTAAGAGAGGAGGAACTGATCCTAAGACTGGTAAAAAGTTTAAAGGGTGGGTGAATTGTAAGACTGGTGGTCCTTGTGGTCGTAAGTCTAAAAAGTCTGGTGGTAGTTACCCGGCTTGTAGACCAACTAAAGCAGCTTGCAAGAGTATCAAGGGTAAGATGTACAAGAAGAAGGGACCAAAGCGTGTTAACTGGAAGAAGAAAAAGAAAAAGAGTGAAAACGCTGAGGATGTGCACAAGCCTGTTAAACCAGGTATCTTAAAAAAGAGATTAGGTAAGTTGTCTTGTAGTAAGGTAAGAGGTGCGAAGGGTAAGTTAAAGGATAAAGGTACTCATTACGCAAAAGCACTACAGCGCTATTTAAATTATCATTGTTAGTATAAATATTGTTATGCAATTCGACGAATTAGTAGAACGTCTTTTAAAAGAAAACTGGGAGAAGGGTACATCAAAAGCACCTAAGTATAAATCATATGATATGTCCAGAGGTGGAGCTCCGAGTAATGTAAATGCTGCTAGTGATGGGCCAGGTGGTAGATATAGACGTACACGTCCTCCAAGTGCACCATCTAAAAAAACTCATGGTGAGATGGAAGAAGAGCCTGAAGAGGATGCTGAAAAGGTTGATAAGGATCGTATGAAGTGTAACAGTCCTCGTCGTACTTCAGGTGGTTCTAAGAAGTTCGTTGTTAAAGCTTGTAAAGATGGTAAAGAAAAGATTGTTCGCTTTGGAGATCCGAATATGAAGATTAAAAAGAGCAATCCAAAGCGTAGAAAGTCATTCCGCGCACGTCATAAGTGTGATCAGAAGAAGGATAAGTTCTCTGCTGGTTACTGGTCATGTAAAAAGTGGTAGATTTAGGTCATTGGGAGGGGGTTCTAGAAGAAAGTACGGACCTACCTTATGGTTTCATTTATAAGATAACTAATCTTACTAATGACAAGAAGTATATTGGTAAAAAACAGTGTAAATCTATTAGAAAACGACCTCCGTTAAAGGGTAAGAAAAATAAGAGGCGGGTAGAGATAGAAACAGACTGGAAAACATACACTTCTTCATCAAATCAGCTTAATGAGCATATAAGAATACTCGGAAAGGGTAATTTTAAGTTTGAAATCCTTAGATGGTGTGATTCAAAGTGGGAGTTGAGTTATCATGAAACTAAACTACAATTTGAAGAGGAAGTATTGTTAAGAGATGACTACTACAACGGAATTATTAACGTCAGAATTGGAAGGCGTAAGTGATCCAGTACGTGGTTTTGTGTTTATTGATCTTAACAAGTGTCTAGCAAGGTCTTTTAATGAATATCTGTTGTATATAACTGAAAACGAGCTTAAATTAACTAGAAAAGACAAAAACAAGCTCGGTATTCACTTCATAGTTAAGGAGCTTATTAAGGTTTGCTCTAAAAACAAAACTAAAAAGTGGTTTTACTACAAGACTGACGGTAGTTCAATAGAACATACACTAGTTAAGAGATTGTTTAATGCGCTCCCCACTAATATTACATATAGTGAAGAGAGTTTTAATACGTTTTTAGAAGAAAGGGACTATATGTCCTTTAATAAAAAGGATACCTCTACGGTTTCTTTTTATAAGTTTAGGCTTTTTCTTCGAAGATATGAATTACAGCAAATAGAAGAGGAGTTTCTATCAAATATGAATATAAAACTCTCGCTACTTCCATAAATATATACATGCGTAAGTTTCTTAAATTGATACAAGAAAACAAGCCTGGTATTAGCTATATTATTGACATAAAGGACACAGATGATAATTTATTAGGTTCAGCTGCAATTCCGGGTCCCACAAACACTTCTTTTTATGAGGAATTTGCCAATTACCTTGAAAATGTACACGGGGCGGAGGTTGTAGGGGTTAATCCTGGGCCTCCAGCAGAAGATAACCAGGGACCGGTTGAAGCTATGGCGCAGACAAACCCCGAGGCAGCAGAACTTGTAAAGGATAGAATGGAAACTGAGGGTGGAATTTTACAAGCGTACGCTGATGAAACAGCGATGTTAAAACAAATGGCTGCAAAAATGTAATGAAGACTTTAAAATTAATAGAACAGTATATGAACATGTTTGTCGAACAAGATGTCGACGAAATGGGTGAGATCGGTGAAGTTGACAAGGTTCAGGAGACAGATGTTAATGTTGATGTGGAGGTAAAAGAGGAACCACCGAGCCCGGCGTTACAATCTATGGCTGAATTAATAGCAGCTGCATTTGTTTACCCCCCGACAGATAAGGATAAAGATGCAATCGAAGAAATAGAACTATTATTAGTCGGTACACATAATGAACCACCAGCTACACCGGATATTAACCCTAGATCTGTAATTAAAAACGTTATTTCGAGGCTACCTAAGCCATTAAGAACTGTATATACAAGAGGACCTGGTGTTAATAGAGAAGGAAAAAAAGATTTCGATGCAGCAGATGAAATATTATTTTCACAAATATTGGCTGATGCATTTAGGTATAGACCGGAACCTGAAGGTTCAGCAACTGCTAATGCTGTGAGTAAAGAATACTCAGAAACAAATCCAATGAAAGTAATTGAAACAGTACAAAGATTGCTACAATTTTCAGATGAAGGTGTTGCAGATGAACTTCAAGATATAAAAATAGATACCGAATAATATTATGCAGTGGTCATTAGAAAAAATTTATAAGAATCAGGTGCGTGGTAAGGTTCCGCCGCGTAGACATCTTCGTGTGTTAGGTGAGGATGTAGAAGAGCAAACATTACCGGATATAGATAGCCTAAAAGAAGAGATTAAGCAAGCAGTTGATAGTTTAAGCTTTGACGATACAAGAGAGGCTAAAAAATTACTCGCACAAATCTATAATTTTCCCACATATAAACATGTTAAAAAGGCGTTAGGTGGTAAGGGATATAGCCCGTTAATATTTAAACGATTTAGTGCTGATGTTCAGCGGTTAATAGAAGATATACCCCCTGGTAGTAGAGATCAATTTTTAACATACATACAATCACCAGATGAGACATTAGTATTTCCGACAGAAATACGCGAAGGTAAATTATCTGATTTAATAGGAGATAAATTAGATTATAAATTAGTAGATTATATTATGAGACATACAGGTCAAGATGAAGGTGGCCGTGGTGTTGGTATGGGTGAGCTTGCACTTGCTTTAACATTTAAAAACTTAGGCGCAGGTGGTAGGAAGAAAAAAGATACTGTAGCAGCTGCGCAGAATGCATACGAAAAGGCTGTTGAGGCATTTAAAGCTAATGTTGGACATAAAGGGTACGGTAAGGCAACAATTAAGAATAGAATAAAAGATACTAATTTAGATGAATCAGAATATACTAATGAATATACCTATAATGTAGATAAAGCATTTAACGATTTAACAATTGCACGTGGTGAAAAAGTAAAAGGTGATCTAGAGTTAAATGGAGAAGAATTTGAAATCAAAGGCGAAGGTGCTACTCTAGGTGCTAGACCAGACGATATTAGTGATAAACATAAGAGAGATACTGCTAATAGTTTAGCTGCTATGGGTATTCAAGAGAAAAATAACGGGTATTTAGTAGGGGGACGAGAAATATCAGGTTTAAATAATCTACCAGTTGCTATATCTACAGCATACAGTATTAGTGAAGACCGTGATGGATTTGAAGAAGTGTTTAAAGACTTTTTAAAGGTGAGTGGTGAGCTTGGAGCCACTGATAAGTATTACAATGAATTAAACTTCGATCTAAGTAATCCTGCATCTATACAAAATGGAATAGGCTTACTTAATTTTATTGAATATGCTGAAAAGGAGCAATTTGAGCATTTTATGGCTCATGATGTTGGCGCAAAAGGCGTAGGATCTGGTCGATATGTTTATGTTAGTGGAAGTCCGCTTGAAATGGCTAAAAAATTACTAGCATCTTCTGCAAGATTTGAAAAAGTATCTAGATCAAATTTAAGACCGAGAATTGGTTTTGGAGGTAACTATGCTGGAATGATGCCAACATCAGT